TGCGTAGGTTTTGTGGCTGTCGTGGAACAGGCCACCTATTACGATTGGAAACTGGCGTCCGTATGGGTTGAGCTGGCATCGGATGACCATGCTCTCGTCTATGATTGTTACTAGCATCCAGATGGCGTCTAGGTTGGGTAGGCCAACTTGGTAGCCAGCTAGTTTGATCCACGCTTCGTCAATGATGCGGGCGTTGCCGAGTGAGAAGAAGCTTGAGTTTGATCTGCCTGTAGATCGCTCGTTTGGCATGAGGGGGTCGATGGAAAGGCCACGGCCTTCTTCCTGATGCCACCTGTGGGACTCCCAAGCTTGTTGGTCGCTGGTCATCTTGTATCGATATTTTTTATCCGACTTAAGCTTGGGATATAATCCTGTCTGCACAAGGGCGTCGTATGAGCCTGTTGATGTGAAGACACAGTATTGCATTGACTCCCAGTCGCCCCACTGAACGCGAGGATCTGGAAAGACGCGACGTGGGTCGAAGTTTGTTATCTGGTTGGTGTTTGTCTTTGCATCCCATGTGACTTTGGTGGGCGCGAAGCCATAGCGAATGCAGTCGAGCAGGTGCTGGGCGAGGCGTGCTTCGCCTGCCGTGCGTCTCATTTGTTGGTGTAGAACTTGTTCGAGGATGGCTGACGCTTTTCTTGACTTGCGGTTCAGCCCTTCAAGTTGGAACATTGGGTTGCGGCCACCGAGTGCGGCCATCAGGTAAGTGAGGACGGTGTCTGCTATGGCACGGGTGTCAGCGATGACGGCTTTTTCGCGGAAGCGTGTGGCTTCTGCTGGAACGTAGACGTCATGGGCGCGGTCAGCCAGCTTCCAGTGGTCGTATCGTCTGGATATGCGTGAGTAGGACATGCGCTCGATTTCACGAATATATTCGACGAGACGGTTGTTCTGGTCGTCGGTGAGGTCGATAGCGATGTCTTGGTTCGACAGGAGCTTATTGGCGTGCATAGACAGGTCAAGGATTTGACCGTCGTCAGGGATGTGCGCTTTAGCCGTAGGGGAAGATAAAACTACCATGACAGGGATTGTCTTTCTTTTAGAGGGGGTGTCGTCCCTTTATTCTCCGAGGGCAGAAGAATAATCTGATCTGGTGAACAAGCTGTTGGATGCAGAGCGTCTATCGATCCCGTTACTGAATGGGTCGGAGGTGTACTGTCGGTGAGACTGGATCTGTTTTAGTAGGCTGTCTTCCGCGACTAGCGGGTCGACCGCGAAGCCTGCGTCATTGTGGAGCGGGGTTCTGGCCAGTACGTCCAGTACTATAGAGAGGGCATCAACTTGGTCATCGTTTGAGCCGTTGGGGAATTGTTCTGTTTCTTTTATAAAATTTTCTAGCCACGGTGCGCTTGTAGGTAGCAGACAACGGCCACCTTCTATAAGGGGGGTGACTGCTGAGACCCGGGAAACTTTGTCTGCGACAACCTTGTATGGGATGACGGACAGGCCGGAGTGCGTTTTGAGTTCTTGGAGCGCGGTTGTGCCGGACGCCTTGTCTTCGATGTACATTGCGCGAAGGCCACGACCACGCCACTGGTTGTTGAGACGGATGAGTGCGCGTTTAAGTTCGGGGAAGTCGAGACGGTCGCGCATCACGTCGAGTATGTAGATGTCCCCGTCTTGTGCGAGGCCAGCGACTAGGGCAACCGAGTAGTCGGCCAGCTCTGTTTTCTTGAACGCGCCGTCTACGCCTATGATGATCTGGCTGAGTGGAGGTAGCTGGGATAGGTCTGGGTCGTAGTTGCCCCACCAGTTTCCACGGATGAGGTTCCCGCCCTCAACATATGGGCGTTGCTGGTACTGCGATGCGAACTCACGGGGGTCTGCACGTTCTTCACGTTCTAGCCACGTGATGGGAAAGCGTTCAGGCCACAGTGCCTGCTTCTCAGGTAGGCGGCCTTGGCGTTTCTTCTTGGATATGGCTTGGTAGAAGACGTGATGCCAGAAGCCTTCCTTGAAATCTTCGCCGTCTAGGATTGTGCCAGTGATGTCACTGGGATGCCAGCGGGTGTGGATCACTATTGTGATGGGCTGGCGGTTTTCCTTGTCGGGTTCTCGTCTACGCCAGAGTGCGGAGTTCCAGAAGCTCCAGATTGCACGTCGTTGGGTGGGTGATTCTGCGGCCTGCCTGTTTGGGTAGGGGTCGTCGAGGATCAGAAGGTTGGCAGGTCGTCCGATGGTGTTGCCGGATTGGCCGAGTGCTAGGTATTGGCCGCCAAGGTCGGTGATCCAGTCAGCTTTGGCTGTAGTTTTGGACGAGATCCCGCTTTCTGGATAGGCCAGCTTTGTGTTTGGGTTGGTAAGGTAAGCACGGGTTTCCGCTCCAAAGCTTTCGGCTAGGTCTTTGGATGCAGATGAGACGAGTATCTTCATGTAGGGGGATCGTGCAATGCAGTAGGCAGGGAACAGCTTGGTGGCGAGCGTTGATTTGTTGTGACGAGGGGGCATGTTGACGAGAAGGTTATGGACTGGCTCTCCCTTGCTGTTCATTAGTTGGCGTCGTTCTAGTTTGTCGAGTAGGTCGATGAACTCTAGCTGGTACTTGGGGATGTCCCATTCAGGATGCAGTAGACGGACGAACCCCTCGAAACCGTCTTCAGCAGCGCGTACCTGAAGGAGCAGGTTGGCGAGATCTGCGTCTGTCATCTCTGAGATGAGTGCGCCCGTTTCGGGCGCGTTCTGGTTCTTGCTCATATGATGATAGAGGAACGGGCTTTACGTCTACGGTTCTGGCCGTAGGTGTGCGCGGCTTTTTGGAATAGTTCCTTACTGCGTTCCTGTGGCTTCGTCGTGGTGGCCAACATCACTTCACTCAGGCGTTCTCGTATTGCATCCATTCGCTTGTCGGCAGGGATGGCGTCGAAGTCTAATGCTTGGAGAGCTTCGCCAAGTTCCTTGGCGGTGCATTCGGAGTTGATGCGTTCGGCTTCGGTGTTCTTAATCTTCATCTAATGTGTCCTCTGTTAGTGCGGTGAATAAAGCTTGCTGGGCCATCTGTGGTAAGACGTAAGCAAACGAAGCTGTGGGTACGTCGTAGTGAACGCCGTGGGTGATTGACCCGTTGTCGGAGATGGTAAAGGTGACGAGGGCGTAGCCATCTATCTGCTTGTGCCGCGATACCTGATTAGCGGTTGTGGTCAGGGAACGACGTGCCTTCTTTCGCTGACGTTTTAGTAAATTATTTTTATGAACAGAAAGGCTGACTACTTTGGTCATTCTAGGTTCCCTTTTGTGATAGCACCCCCCACCTGCTAGGGGAGGTGACATGGCCCGCACGCGCTTGGGGGTTTTGCGCGGGTACGCCCCCCTGTAATTGCGCGGATCTGGAGCGGCGGTGAGGATCATTTTTTGTCATCATTTATGATGACTGGGTCAAAAGTCGAGGATTTCTGCGGTGTAGTGATAGTATTAACAGAATTATCTCCTCTTCTCTCTGCTACCATCATCTCAAGTTCATCTCTTGAAAGACCAGAGATTCTTTGAGAGCTTCCATTGGGGGAATCAACATAAGTAGCTGATATGTCTGGAACAATCTTATGTAACAGTAAACGGTATAGACCTAACTGTACTTGTGACCACTTCTTATCACCATTTAAGACAGCTTCTACATCAGGTTGTATTCTGGATACAGCGCGAGAAAGGTCGGTTCGAATTTTTGCTATCTCTCTAGGAGATAGCGTTGCGATTTTCGATGCTTTTTCGAGAGCTTTTTTGTTCATAGCTAACAAGTTAGCTATTTTTCAAGTTTCATCGTCCCTTTTCCCTTTCTTTGACTTGTAAAGATTAAAAGCGAGCCGAAAAACTCGGTTCAGCTTTCCCGAAATTTGGAAGGTTTCATTAACTGTAAAGATTAAAAGCGAGTCGAATTTGGCTCGTTTTTTTTTGGCGAAAGGAAAAGATCATGCCAAGAACTAAGAAAGTAAAGCTTACTGAAACTCAGGTCTTTATGGCTACATTAGAGCCTCTAAGACGTAGTGATGGTCAGCTAGACCTCGATGCCGCTTCGAAGGTCAAAAACCACCTTGGAAAACGGCTTTGGGAACTAGAGGCGAAGCTACCGTTCAGCTTTGGAGTTGCTGAAAGGTTCTTTGACTTACATGACAGAAAGGTCACAGATCTTAAGTCATGGAATAAGCTTCTGAATGACGTTGCTTGGGCCGAACTTGCCCTTCAACCAGATTCCGAAGTGACCTTCAACTTCGTGTAATTCTTTTACTGTAAGGATTTATAGCGAGCCGATTTCGGTTCGCTTTTTTTTACCTCGTTTTTCTCGAAAGGAAAACAACCAACTATGGCTACATTAAACACACTATCCGTAAATCTCATCTTCGGTACTAAGATTCTTCCTAACCCTAGAGGAGTAATGCTAGACAAGAACGGAGCTATCTTCGTCAAGGTCAAAGGCGGTTACAAGTCAGCGACCATCAAAGACGAAACTACTGTCTTCGTTGATCCGAATAACCACGCTGAGATCCTGAAGTCAGATCTTCGAAAAGCTACGAAGGCCGACTTCGGAATTCCTGAAGACAAGCCAGTCGAAGCTGCGAAGCCAGCCTCTAAGCCGAAGGACACTAACAAGATGCTAGAACAAGCCGCTTTGTCCTCGGTATCTAACTATGACAAGGCTATCAATGGCTTTGAGAAACAGTTAGCAAAGGCCATAGCTTCTGGTAATGAGAAACAGATCTCTAGGGTCAAGAAGTCTCTAGCGACTTGTCACAGTAACAGAACTCTTGCTCTCCTCGGTTCTTGAACTCGAAAACCTTGGATCAGCTCCTAGCGGAGCTGGTCTACTGGTTTCGACTTGATAATCGAGTCATGACCAAGAAAAAATTATCTGAAATCTCAAACAGGCTCCCCTAGTGGGAGCCTTTTTTTTGAAAGGAATTTACTATGTTTATCGATGCTATGATTGCTCTTTACGTCGCCTTAGTTCTTGTCTTTGGTTCTTGGGTTATCTACTCAAGAGTCTATGATGCTCTTGTCAAGATTGCGCGGGCTATGCACGGCCCTGAGGTTTTGAGCAAGAGATTTGACGACAGGGAAGCTCCGTAATGGAGCTTCTTTTTTCTTTATTTTTTGATTTCGTTTTGCTGATCATGATCTTCGCATGACAACGCCGCGACAACGACACGCCTGCATTTTCTTTACTTGTAAAGATTAAAAGCGATTCACTTCAACCATCAAGGAGATTGCTCATGAAGCGATATGAGTTCAAGGTTACAGTCGGTTATCTAAACCCGAAGACTAACAAGTATGTTTGCACTGACTTCCTGATTTCGGAAGACTGTTATGCTGACGCATTGCTTATGGCCAACATGATGTTCGACGTCATGAAGGCATATGAGATGCTGCCAACTGCTCATATCGACGACGCGATCTTGCACGTTGAAAGAGCCAAGGCAATCTACTACTGCGATCTTAATCCCAATGCGTTAGTGCTTCTTGGAGATCCAGTGCAAGGACTTCTCGATGTCTACGCCGAAGAGTTCGGGTTGTTCTGGTATTCGCAACCGTTCTCAATCAAGCCTGCGGCGTGACGCACTCACGAACCACCTGGCATTTCAACCAACGGCTCCCATAACGGGAGCCTTTTTTTTAGGAGAAACATATGAGTAACAAACAAGAGATGAGCAAAGGCTTGCGTGACAAGCTGTGGAAATTCTTCAGCTTCTCGTACACCCACTACACCTTGAGGGATCTGGTGGAAGAAATCGCTGACGAAAACTTGCAAGATTGGAACAACAGTACCGACTGC